TATTCTTGATTTAATTTATTCAAGATTGTATCTTGTGCAGTATTCTGTTCAGCTAATCTCTGGATGCTCAATTCATGTTCCTGAATCGTCCATTCCATATCTTTGATCTTATTCTCTTGATCAACTAATCTAGAATTGATGTTGATAGCAATGACTAATGAAATAGCTGCCAATGCTATCAAGTTGATAATCAGCCAATTGATTTTACTTTTCATTTTCAATTACCCTTTCTAGCCTAAACTGACCAGCTTCTCTTCCTCATTCATTCAAGTGTATATAATACTTGAGAAGTGAGACATCTTTCCCTGTGATCTTGCTCAACTCTTTCAGTGGAGCTGTACAGATGTATTTTCCTTGGTCAAAGAATCTATAATCTGTCAATTCTTCTGGATCTCCCATCAATGTCTTCTCATCAATATTGAAGAACATACACAATTCATGGACATGAGCTGGTTTTATATCGTCTTTTGTGATCCACTGCTGAATTGTATTTTGATTTCTGTTCAATTTCTTTGACAGTTCTTTGCGTGTCAATCCTTTACCAAGAATCAGCAATTGCAATTGTTGACGGAAGTGATCCATCTGATTTCTTGTGTAATCTCTCATGCTGTCACTCCTGTTCATGACTATTTTTCAAATCCTCAATGAGCCATTCAAAATATTTCTTAGCCTTATCCAAATCTTCAAGCCCGTTCTTCTTCTGGAATCTACATAGATACTTGATAGCATTTCCCCAATAGAATCCCTGAACCCCTTTCAGATTTCCTGCAAAGTTCCGGATGACATCAATGGATTCCAGACCATATTCACCACAATAGTGATTTGGCTTATTTACTGAATCATTCATCTCTTCTAAAATCTGTTCAAATGACCGTTCTTTCATTTCAATCGTTCCTCCTTAATCCAGATGCCATCAACCAATTTTCCTTTGCGGTCCTTGATTTCTTCATAGGCTTTATTTAAGCACTCCACAAAATCATAGTTCAGCATTTGAGAAATTCGCATCAATTCATGTACTACGCTTTTGAGTTGGTAGCCTTGACGGTTGAAATAAGATGCCAGAGCCTGATCCATCATCAATACAAAATAATCTTCTGTTTTTGCAGCTTCTGAGAAAATGAATTTCTCTTGTTCTGGGAAGATTTCTTTTGTGTTGATTCCAAGTTGAAGAGTCAAGCCAATCAATACAACAGTGATGTCTCCAATACTGTCTTTGGTCACTTCTTCATCCTTTTCAGCAATTCCTCTCGATAGCTCCCCAATTTCTTCATAGAGCTTCAGAAATTGCTTATTGGGTTCTTGAGTGTGTAGGTTACGGTCATAAAACCATTTTTGAACTTTTGAAATTAAATCCTTCAGTTTATTGTTTTCCATTCGTTAATACCTCCGACTTTCCATTGTTTCAGGAAATTTAAAAATGTGTTTGCTTGCTCCCTTGAAGATTCGGTCAGCAAGTGCTTGATTGTAGATTGTTTTGATGTCATTACTCGATAAGTTAGTGTTGAAGAATGTTGTTTGACGATTGTCCAAGATTTTAAACAGCACTCGCTGTCTCCAGTCATTCGCTTCTTTAAGATTGGCGCTCATGCTACTTTCTTTCCCTAAATCATCCAAGAAAAGAAAGTCAACTTTGCTGAGTAGGTCCACAGCGTAGTTCTCTGTGAAGTCTCCTCGACCATTGAAGCTTTCTT